AGGACATGTTGCAAGTAATAATAATCCACCCATAAGTATTTCATTTTTTGGTAAATCATATTCATCTAACTTTTTAATAAATAATTCTTTTACATATTCATTGTGTGGAACATCTGCAACAATAGCATTATATCCATAATAACAATCATGAGCTAACTTAGCCCAGTCATATATGTTATCACCCATTGTTCCATGCCATTTTCCATACTTTCCTCTTGGGTCAAGTAATTTAAACTGGTCTGTTTGTTGATTATATAATATATTTGCTAAGTGTAAATCACCATGCATTCCATTTATTGGTGATGTGCATTTGTATATATGTTCTGCCATTTGATGTAATTCAGCTATCTTCCAAGCTTCCACAACATTATAAAATTCATGACTTAATCTTTCTGTAGTTTTATCTACCCACATCTTCTTTGCATTTTCACTAAAGGAATCTATCAGACCTTCATCTTCAACTGGACGACTAAAATGATTTATTTTAATTTTAAATATTCTATCCATGATATAATCCCAATGTGACTCAGGCATATTTTCATATAACATTAAATCACTAAGTAATGTACCACTTTCGTATGACATAATTAATTGAGTTGGATGTCTTAGTATTCTTGGTACAAACATTGATTGCTCATCAGTTAAACAAGTATACCAATATTTTTCATTGGCCAATGTTTTTCTTGAGTGCTCATCATGGTAATCTGGTAATTTTGTAATGGTTCCAAGCTCTGGGTCAAACTTCAAATTATTGAAAGCCCTTGCTTTTCTATTCAATAGCGATGCACAGGTTTTATAGTATGTTGGCAGGTCACCTATGTCGTACCATTCTTTAGTAATAATTTGGCTAAAGTTTCCATAGAGTTCTAGTGCACCTGATATATCGTAGGCCTTACTTTGATTGAAAGCCTGCTTTGCTCTCATACCTTCGCTAAATGAATATAGGCCAACTAAAGCTGTTGCGTTTGGAATTGGCTTTTCTGGTTTATTATAATATTTAGTACCATCCCACATACACCAAGCTGATTGATTATCAACTTCTTTTGTAAGTAAAAAGTTTGTACCCAATGGCATATTCTTTTCTAATATAATAGCATCACCTAACCAAACCACAACTGGTTTCAAAGGATTTGTTAAAGCATTCATACCTATGGATATAGCATCCCTGGGACCATCAAAAGATGGTTGATTAGCAAACCTTACCTTGGGATGTTTTACAGCACAGTATTCTCGTATATCGGAATATTCACCATCCACTACTATTATTTCGTCAACGCTGCCATTGACTGCCTCTATGATATAATCAAGGCAAGGTTTACCATTTACACGTACCATCACTTTCGACGTGCCAGACGATAGAGGTCTTAGGCGTGTTGCAGCACCGGCTGCTGGTATGATTAAATTGAATCCATTTTTTTTGTCCACTTGACAAATTCCTCCAAGTTCATTGCTTTATCATCTACGTAATAAGTAGACGAATAGGGTTTACCCCATAATAATTCATCGTAAGGTACATTATATCTCTCCAACCAATCGGTTGTTATTGAGCCTACATCTTCTATGATTTTCTCTATGTCGCCATCAAAAGTTAACATCCTTCTAGCGGTCAATAAAATAATATGGAACCCTTGCCTTTTTAATATTTGCATTCCATGTATTACTTGTTTATTGGGTAATGCATTACCGTATTTTAATTTTGCATCTTTATAATTATGATTTGTATGACAAATCGTGTCATCTATATCTATGACTATGGTTTTCTTTTTATCCAAAGAACTCCTCCAAGCTTGTTGTATTTAAATCTTTTATTTTAGTATGTACAATTCTTTTCTTCTTTTCGAAATAACTTAATTGTTGTTCAATATACTCTTTAGCACCAAATGCTGGTATATGATTATTTAAAATATCTGTAAAAGTATCTATAGCAGTTTTTCCAAAGCATTTTTCAACTAATTGGTTCACTGACATTTTGTCTGTTTGCTTTCCAACTGTCTCTATGTGTTTTAACATAGGTGGTATTACGTTAGATGCATCAGCTTCCTGTCTGAGAAACTGAATACCCGCTTCTAAATAATCATTATACATAGCTTCATCATTTGATAATTCATGTATTTTATCTTTTGTCTCATTTAAATCTTCTCTATTGGACCATATTGCTATTGGATTAGATATAAATGTAGAGCCATCTTCTGCTACGTTGTTCATTCCATAATCCCAATCAAATACAGGAACTGTACCAACTGCAATTATTTCCATTTGAGCATACTCAAACCTATCCCCATAGTTATGTCTTTCCTTTGGAAGATTATATCCACTATAACCAAACATAGAGTTTGATATTAGATTCATACCATCTTCATATTCATAAGGTCCAAAGCTTTCGCATATATCACTATCATAATTATAACCTTCAAACTTATCAGTCCAATTTGTTATATCGATAATATCGAACTTAGCACCAATAGACCTTTCAATACCATGAATAGAATAGTGGAAATCTTTATCTAATTTAAACATATCAACCATTCTTTTTGGGTCCTTCATAGTTGTCCAACGACTTGCGTAAATACAACTTCTTCTCTTGTCTTTAAATGGAACCCAATACTTTTCGTAATCAGAAACAGTAAATGGTAATTTCATACGAGCAATCCTTTCACCAAGTTTCTTATCAGTTAGAATACTTGATATATCTTTTGCGTATGATGTTTCTGTAGAGAAGTTGAATATGATATCACATCGATTTGCTATTGGAACATGCAAGGGTATTCTATCAAAATTCATTCTCTTAATCTCATGCATCATACCAACAAGGATTGGTTTCTCTATTTTAAGAACTAAATCTTCAAAGAAACTTTTAACTGTTGATTGTTTATGTAATGGACTTGGATAAGAGTTAAGCATAACAATATCATAATTGTCATTTAATTTTTTAGCTACCTCTGGTATTTCTTCAGCTTTGAATGAGATGGAATCTTTTATATGACCACCAGAACGAGTAAATCCACGTTCTTGTAAATCATATATGTCTACATCATCAGGCATATATCTTTGGAATTCATATCCAAACTTTTCAACGCCACAGCCATCAAGGCCTTTTCCAAATACTATTGCAATTTTCATATATTAGTTATATTATAACATAAAATCAGTGATTTGTACACTGTTATTTTCTAAATCTTTCACATGCTTAGGCACACCTTTTGGTATAACCTTTAAATTGATTTTACGATTATGTGTTTTATCTTTCATATCTACTAATCGTATATGTTGAGGGTATAGTTTATTTAAAGCAATGGCTGCTTCTTGCATCACGTCTGCCTTACGTGCGGACGCGTTACCGCCTTCTTTTTCTTTACCAATGACTAACTGCCATTTTGTAATGTAGAAATTATTAAATCCTTTTTTGATAGCACCACAAAAAGCAGCGATATCTTCGTAGTATCTTACTTTTGTATAACCTAAATCGTCAGCTGATAATTTCTCTAAATTAATAAAAGAACTAAATGCTCCCCAACGATTAAGTCCTATAGGAAATATGTCTTTACCTTTTACAAATGTAGCAGTAGCGATAACACCAAATGGCATATCTTCTAATAAACCAATTGCATAATTAATTAAATCATAGAACGATTCTTCCGATAGTTCTTTCTCTTTTATAACATAATCTTTCTCATCAGTAATATGACAAGGTACTATTTTTATATCATCATCCATCATCCAAATCTTTTGGTTCTCAAACATCCAATGCCTACATATAGCATCTCTTTTTTCTGGTATACCTGAATCTTTTGGCACATCAATAGGAACTAAATTTACACCTGGATAATCAACTGTAATTTTTTTATAACGTTCCATTTCAGATACATCTCTTCTAATACAAACATAAACTCTTTTATAAAAACTTTGTGGAATCCATCCATTTTCTAAAGCATCTATCTTGCCTTCAGGTCTGCCATATGTGGGTATAACTATTTTCATAACCAAAGATATTCAATTAAATTTCTTGTAAGTAATAATAAACCAACACCATTTAACATGATAAGTGCTCTATCTTTCCATAAAATAGAAACAACTAACCATAAACCTATACCGATAATTGATAATACTAAATCGAAAAATTGAAACTCTGCTATTCCTCTCATTGACATTGCAGCCAATACGAAAATAGATGCTACCCATTTTACGTACCAACTAACATCATACTTAGGCGTAGCTGATTTAAATATTCTTTTCGATTTTTTTAGTTCTTCACTAGTGAATTTCTGTGAACTCATATTGTATTCCTGCCTCCTCAAATACTTCGTTTGTTTTACCAATTGCTTCTTTCCATCTATCTGGTGTACCTACTGAATGTGCTACTACTCTGGTAATTCCTGATTGAATTATTCCTAAAGCACAGTCACCACATACTGGTAAACCAAAAATATATAATGTTGAATCTCTTAATGATACACCATTTTCAGCTGCGTTGTATATGCAATTCATTTCTGCATGTACAACATATTGATACTTTACTTCTCTTATGTTTAATCTACTTGGTGTATCTTCGATTCCTTTAGGAAATCCATTATAACCTGTAGCTAATATTTTTCTGTCTCTTACAGCGATAGCACCTATTTTTCTACTAGGGTCTTTTGACCAAGTGGATATTTCTCTTGCGATGTCTAAAAATCTACCATCCCATTTATCCATAAAGCATACTCCACTTCATAAGCTTTTCTTTTTTGACTTTCATTCTATCTTCTATTTGTTTATCAGTCACTATACCACTTATTTTTAAAACTTCTATTAGTGCTAACACATCGCCAACTTCATCTTGCAATTGTCTTTCATACTTAGTATCACCACCACTTCTTATCATCTTGCTACAAGCCTGTGTTAATTCACCACATTCTTCCATAAGAATTACGAGAGCTTCTTCTCTTTGTGTCATATTATTTTCTATTTTTACTTCCTCTTTTTGTTCTATCGAATTCCATAACTCTGATGGTATAGGAAATCCAACATGATTATTCATATTTAGCGTTGCCTCTTAAAGCAAAGTATAACCCACCAAAATATAAACTAACATGTAAATAATCTTTGTAAATAACATCCCATAGACTTGATGGACTCATTAGCCATATAACACCTGTGACTACGCAAGCCATTGTTATACCACTAAATCTAGTTATGATATCACCAAGTTCTTGTGTAATCCATTTAAATCTTGGACTATATCTTCCTATCCTTGAAATAAAGAAATGTCTATGGCCCCATGGTATAAGACCCAGTAAGCCACCAAAAATTATTCCAATGGCTGCTCCTATTTCTCCGTATGTGACAAACCACCAAACAATGTATGGTAATCCCCATGCTTCAGCTACCGCACCATCAACAGGTAGTTTACTTAATCCTTGTTGCATGAACATAGCAGCTAATGGAATTCTTAATCCAAAGGTTGCTATTGGTGCGCTTATTTTTGGTATCATTTTACTAATTCAAAGTGCCTCTCATACACATGTAAGTTTTGGACTTGCCAATGGATTGTACCACCTTTTTTTAATGGGTGACCTCCACTATAATATAAGTCACCTTCTAATTTTTCCAATACATGTTTTTGCCAAGCATAATCATTTCTATAACCAAATATAACATCGTTACTTCTCATTTGAACTACACAATGTAATCTTTCATCACGAATATAATAAGTCACAGCATTTGTACATATAAAATCATTCTTACCATTTTCTTTATACTCATGCCAGATGCTTGGTCTTTGATATATCATTGATGCTCTACGTGAGTCAGGGTTCCTGGTTAATTCTTTTAGAACTTTTTGATATTGTTTAAAATACTTTTTGCCATAGATAAGCAAACCATAGTTGGAGTTTATTTCACCATGGTCGTTAGCTGAGTATTCCCATGCTTGAGGTGCTCGGAAGTTTTTCTTTGTACCCCATATATCTCTTACGTTGGTTGATTGTGAGTCATACCATCTTAATTCATCTTTAATATACTCTTGATTAGGTTCACCAAAGATTGCAGGTTTATCAGCAATAAATGATGCACCAATCATTTCAATTGTTTTTTGACCAGTTTTATCAATAGTAAAGTTTTCGTTTTTTAACTCATTGATAAAATGAGAAGCTACGTTACTCGTTTTCATTCTTTATCGGTTGGTTGAACATATCTCTACTTGGGTCTTGGCCTTCCATTTTACCACGAATATAAGCTACACAAAAAGATGCATAGTTAATTAAATCTTTATATGAATCTTCAAGGGATTCAAAGTTTGGGTCTTTGCCAGACTCAAGGAGCGATGTTGCTCGGATTAGTTTACCAAGACATGCATCATGTAAAGTATCAATACCTCTACGATAGTGCATCGCTTGAGTTATTGTACTCTTATCACTTTGGTAATCTTGGGATTTTTTAGCTTGTAATTCTGCACATTCTTGCAGGACTTTCATACTTTCTTTCATAATTTACTCCAATAATTATCTATTATATCACATTTCATTGCAAATGTAAACCTTTAAATGTTATTTCTAAAAACAAATTCAATTGCTCGTTCAGCTTCTTTTTCAATATCTCTTTTAGCATACCAATTACCAGTATCGGCATCCAACTGTCTGCATAAGTATTCAATCTCTTTTGCAGTGATAGGATAACCTTTTGACATTGCGTTACCAGCAGTGCTTACCATAATTTGATATAGTTTTGCATACCAACCAGTATCAGATATAGATTTATATTCATCAATCTGTTTACGATTAACAAATGGACAATCATCATATCCTGTCCATTTAAAGTTTGTATTGTTAAGTTGATTTTTCCTATGTTCAATTAATCCTTTTTGTATTGCATCAGGTAATCTATTGAAAAAGCCTTCTTGTCTATTTACGTATGGATGCTTTGCCATAAGTTCTATTGGGTCCATTTGTTTACCTTCATGAGTAAAGATAAAATTAAAAGCATCTTGATATTGATTAGGAATATAATACATACGAGATAAATCTTTTGTTTGTGCATCAGATACTTCCAAGAACTCTTTATTTAAAGCATACCAAAACTTTTTAATATCATCTTTGAGAACTGGATATTTTAAATCGAATACTAAACGAAACTTTGGTGACTCTTTTGTTGATGATGCAGTTGAATAACAAACATACTTATAATCAGGATAAGTTCTTTCGATTGTTCTTATATCGCCTTTAAAATCATCCACATCCAGAGCTGCCCAGCCACCCCAACCAACAACATTATCGTTTGCTCGAGTTGTATTTGGTTCATACGTGGCAGGTGATATGAGAGGAGCTTCCTTCTTTGTAGGATACTTATCATCACTAGCTAACTTATATAACACACCAGCAAACTCATCAAAAGAACTATAATCCATTCTCTTATGAGTTTTATTATCGTATATGTTATCAAATATCGTTAAACTTACCATGATTTCCTAAGTGGTTAGGTGCCTCCCAATCTTCTGGTTTTGCTAAGTCAGGCACACCTAGTGGATTTGGCCTTCCTTCTTTTATTCCAACAAATTTATCCATGTTGGCTCTTAGTACTTCGTCCCAAGCTTTGTATGGGTCTACACCATAAGCATCGAGTGTACCAATAGCAACAACACATAAATCAATTAATCCATCCACAATCTCTTCAGCATCTTTACGTTGATATGCTGCTTGAGTTTCATCTAACTCTTCTTGTAAAAATTCAATTCTAAATTTTAAGAATTCTCTTAATTTATCAGGATTGTTTTTTACCCATTCACGAGTTTGATACTTTGATTGCATGGTATGGATATCATTTACCCAGTCTTTGCTCATACTATTATATCCTTTTTAGGTGTCATAATCCTTGCGCCTTTACCTGTGACTTGGTCAACTAAAGATTGTAAAGGTTCAACAACGAACATAACAAATTTCTTATCAATAACCACACCTTCTTTTGCTTTTGTATATGGCATAAAAGGAATAAATCCAATCTTACCAGCTTCCGGAGCAAACAATGCATGGCCATCTTCGATTCTAATAGTGTTTTGACCTTCAGTAATTTTACCGATAATCTCTTCACCATTACTTAATCTTACTAATTTATATTCCATATTTTTTTTCCTCTTGGTATATTATAACACATTTCTGTGAAAATGTAAATACTTATTTAATTTATTTACAGTATCTATCTCAGTTTGTGGATTATTCCACATTCTATTTAATCTACTTGGATGTGGTATCTTACAATGCCTTACACCTAGTTTAT